GACCTCTACCTATCAGGTCATATCAGTATGGGCGGTCAAATTACTGGAGGCCAGTTTTCATACACAAATGTGGCAACGCTTAATGATGACAGCGTATATGTTTTAGACCCAGTGAACTCTATCGGCATTGTTATGTTTAATGGGCGAAATGATAACTATGATTATATCCACGGGATTGTTTCATATCGCACTAGTGCAAATACCTATGCTACTCAAATGGGGGCTGGTAGCGCCAATGTATTGATTGGTGAGTTTTCAGGGGTTCCAACAGTTTCCAATGTTAGTAACGGTTACTTCAGTGTCGTGGTTTCTGACAATGGAAATATCTATTTCTGGAATAGGCTGGGCGTAGCGATTTCATTCGGCATCACCTTACTAGGCTCTTAAAAAAGGAAAACGAATATGCCCTCATGGAGAATAAAAAACTTAAAGAAAGCATCATCTGCAACAGATGAAGCAGAGATTACAAAGCAAAATGTTGTCCAGCAGATTGACGCAGAATACATCGATGATGATGGAATTGTTTTGCATCAATCGTCCGTTTGCTTGGGACTATCCGACTTTTCTTCATACACAGAATACACTGACTTGACGGAACAAGATTGTATTAATTGGGTGAGAAACAGTCTTTCTGCATCTGGTCAACTAGATGAAATCGAGAACCCCACGTCTCCTAGCGCTAGCAGTGCTGACACAGAGATTTCAGATGGATTACCTTGGGCAGCACAGGAGACTTAAACAATGCCTATCACATACACTTGGACTATCCCAACAGTAGAACGTAACTTAGCAGCCTATGCTGCACACTTAGCAGCACAGGAGGTATAACAATGGCTGTAGTACACACTTGGAGTATTCCAACAGTAGAACGTAACTTAGCAGACGGTGGTGTAACAATAGCACACTGGCGTTGTAGTGCAGTAGATGGTGACTATAGTGCATCATCATATGGCACATGTGGCTTGGAGTATGATGCAGATGCAGATGACTTCATTGCCTATGACAGCTTAACTGAGGCAAATGTAATTGCTTGGGTGCAAGCTATTGTAGGTCAAGCTGATACAGAAGCTGCACTAGCAGCAAAGATTGAAGCAGACAAAGCACCTACTACTGGTGCAGGAACACCTTGGTAAGAATTAGGAGCCAGCAATGACACGAGCAAGAGACTTAGCAGATAGTGCCGATAAGGATATTGCTGGCACACTTACCTTAGATGGGCTGACTGTGGATGGTAATGTTGGGATTGGGACGAGTTCGCCTGATGCCAAAATTACGGTTGTTGGTGATGCACATTTAAAAGCAACATCAGGTTACTCTAGCTTGTATTTCAATGGGGTAACGACTACCTCATCAAGGTTTGCTGCTATTAAGAAGAACTATGATAGCCCATTTGATTTAAGCATAAACGCTAGTAACTCTAGCAGTGGTGCGCCGATAGTATTCAACTCTAGCTCTGCCTTAGAGGCCATGCGAATCAACAGCAGCGGTGATGTTTCATTCACTGGTTCTTCTGGTACTGCGGCTACGGTTAAAGGCAACGGCACAGTAACAATATCAGACAATCATGGGTCTAATGATGGGGGCGGCCTTGCGTTCCATTATACAGGAAACGGTGGCTATTCGCAGATTTACGTTAAAAACAACAACACGTTAATTCTTGATGCTGATCCAACAGCAGCAGGTAGTTCAACTAATATTGAGTTTAAAGTTGACGGCTCAGAAGCCATGCGCATCAGCGACGGTAACTTGTTTGTGGGTAAGACTGTTCAAAGTATTGGCACTGATGGTGTAACAATAGTCAACGGTCAGATTACGGCTACTTCAGATGGCGCAGTTGCTATTCGTTTAAACCGTAAAACCTCACAGGGCACCATTGCAGAGTTCTACAAAGACGGCGACGCTAAAGGTGGAATTTCGTTTCAAGGCAGCGGCATGGTTTTTTATAGCAGCAGCATTTATACAGGTATTGGGGGGGATGCGACTAACCCGTACTATTGGCTTTACAATGGTGCTATATATCCAACAGTGGATAACTCTAGGGACTTAGGCACAGTAGGAAATCGTTTTGACGATGTGTACGCCACCAACGGCACGATCCAAACCTCTGACGCAAACGAAAAGCAACAGATTGCATCTCTAATAGATGCAGAGATTACCGCAGCTAAAGCCATCAGCAAGTTGTTTAAAACATTTAAATGGAACAGCAGTGTTGCGGAAAATGGAGATAATGCTCGTACCCATACGGGTGTAGTTGCCCAACAAATAGAAACTGCAATGACAGACGCTGGATTAAATGCGGGTAATTATGCTTTCTTTGTAAGTAGTACGTGGGAAGACGAGGATGGTAATAGCCAAACACGCAAGGGTATTCGCTATCCTGAATTATTATCGTTTATTGGCGCTGCAACAGAGCAAAGACTTGCAAGTATTGAAACACGGCTAGATGCACTGGAAGCTGAATAATGTCTGAAGATAGCTGGCACTTGAGCAAGTCTGTACCGATTACACTGATCTTTGGCCTACTTGTTCAGGGAGCAGCTATCGTATGGACAGTCAGTATGATGATGTCTGACATAGAGAATAACAGAGAAGAAATCATCGTACTAGAAAAACGTATTGGACGCATAGAAGTATCCGTACAAAACCAAGCAATATCACTAGCACGTATAGACGAAAACATAAAAGCAATAAGATCATCAGTAGAAAAGATGGCAGACAGAAATGAATAAAAAGGTTTGCCATAATGATAGAAGTATTAGCTTTAGCAGGTGCAGTTACTAAGATAGCTGGTGCAGTTAGTTCTGCAGTTAAAGCTGGTAGTGATGTAGCAGACTTACTGCCTCACTTTGGTAAGTTAGCTAAGTTAGATAGTGAGATTCAACTAGCTGAAAAGGGTGCACATAAAGGCCCACTAGGTAGACTAAGCTCATCTGAAGAAGAAGGGTTTGCTATAGCCCAAGCTAAGATGAAACATAAAGAGTGCATGGACGAGCTAAGGTCAGCTTGTCAACTCTATGGGCCACCAGGAATGTGGGATCTAGTTGTAAAAGAACAAGCAGCAGCTAGACAAAGACACAAAGAAGCGTTAGAATTACAAGCAAAACAAAGAGACAGATTGTTCTGGGGTATATCACTGGTAGTCGGAGTAGTAATATTCGTAGGCGGTGTAGCAGGAATGATCTGGGGTCTTAATGAAGTAGTGAACGGATAAAGGATTTAAGAATGGCGTCATATTCATATAGTATGCGGGACAATGGAAAAGGTGGTTACAGACAACCTACAGCTTCTGAAAGAGCTTCTGATCGTGCCCGTCAAGATGCTGCTGGTGGTCCTGCTGGAGCTTCTTCTAGTGATAGGGGAAGTAAACTTAAAGGTAAAATGCCAAGTAGTAAAATTAAAGAGTTGGTAGGGAAGTTCCCAGTGATGCCTTTTCCTACAGCACCTAGGATTCCAGATAAAAATCCTGGTCAGTGGCAGTGGGTATGGAACGAGTACTACAACAACCGTACCTATATGCAAGCTGGAGTTATGAAAAACTCTGTTACAGGTGAGATCAAAAAGACTGCCTTCCGTGACATTCGTAATAGTAAGGGTCAGATCCAAAAAAGTTTACTCCATGCAGAAGGTAATGCCTTTCGTGCTAAGCTTAATGAAGAAAATGGTTACACTGCTTGGGCTAAAGAGCAAGCTAGACTTAAGAAGATAGAACAAGACAGAGTAGCAGCAGAAGTTAAAGCTAAAGAAGCAGCGGCAGCTAAGGCTGCAGCTAAAGCTAAAGCTGCTCAAGCTGCGGCTGCAAAGGCCAAAGCTGCAAAAGAAGCTAGAGCTAAAGCAGCAGCTGCAAAGGCAGCAGCAGATAAAGCTAGAAAAGAAGCAGAAGCAGCTAAGGCTGCAGCTAAAGCCAGAGCTGAAGAAGAAGCTAGACTTGCTCAGATAGCTGAACAAAAACGTATTCGAGAAGAGTATGAAGCTAAGATAGCAGAAGAAAAAAGACTTCGTGAAGCTGCTGAAAAAGCTCAACGTGAGGCTGCTGAAAGACAACGTATTGAAGAAGAAAGACGTAGAGCTGAAGAAGCTCGTAAAGCAGCAGAAGCAGAGGCTGCTAGGATAGCTGCTGAAAAAGCTCGTCGTAATGAAGAGGCAAGTAAGGCTGCAGGGTATTTAAGAGATCGTGAAGGCTACTCATCTGCTCCTACTCCATTTACAGGAGAAAGTGCTTCTGTGTATAATCCTCCAGGGTATGAAGAAGGTAAAGCTGCTCCTTTATCTGGACCTACAACTGTAGCATCAGAAACTGCTGATGAAGGATCTAAAGTATTTGCACCAGGATATATAGAGGGTGCTATACCACAAACAATTTCACTTCCTTCAGCTACGACAACGGGGATGAGTCAAACAGTAATGTATTCAAATGAAAGAGGTCAGCAATTGCCAGTAACTGAAATTGATGGTAAGGCTGTAACTTACGTACCCCCAGGGTTTTCTAAGATGGCTATGGCACAAGGTGGTGTAGTTGGTTATGCTGAAGGTGGTGATACTAACTTAGATGCTAAATACCAATTAGCTACAAAATTCTTAGGTTACAAAGGACCAAAGACTGTAGCTGGACTTACCGACTTTGCTAAGGCAAACCCTGGAGCAGGTGCTCGTATGGGTATGTATGAACAAGCTATGGCTCGTGGTGGTATGGTTCGTGGTCTTGCTGTTGGTGGCGATACTATAGGTTATCATTCAGATGTTGTACCTATGTTTGGAGACACTTTAAAACAAACTATGCAGCCTATGCAAGCTCCTGTAGAGTATATGAAAGCTACTGATGATCAGATGATTTCACCTACTGCTGGTCAAGTGTACGGTACTGCACCTACTACTCAAGCTGCTACAGTAGGACAAGTAGCTCAAGCTCAGGCTCCTACCTATGTTCCCGCAAGCACTTATCAAGCAGGTACAATTACTCCTTTTGTACAAGCAGAGACAAGAAACCTTCAAGCTGCTCAAGGTCAAGTAGGACAAGAAGCTCAAATACAAGCTCAGCAACAAGATAAGTCTGCTGTGTCAGACCTTGAAGCTGCTCAAGGTGCTGCATTTAAGATGCAGAATCCTGTACAACGTGAGCTACAACAAGGTGAACTAATTAGTGGTGCTGCAGACGCACAAAAGGCTGCTGCATTTACTGAACAAGTACAAGCTGCTGAAGCTACCCCATCAAGTAAAGCCACTGTACAAGGCCAACTAGAGGGCCTGATGCAAGACTTTGAAGGTGGTGCTACACCTACATGGGCTGCTGGTGCAATGCGTAATGCTACAGCTACTATGGCTGCTCGTGGTTTAGGTGCTTCTTCTATGGCTGGACAAGCTTTAGTTCAAGCTGCTATGGAATCTGCTTTACCCATTGCTCAAGCTGATGCACAAACAGTTGCACAATTTGAAGCTCAGAACTTGTCAAACCGTCAACAACGTGCTATGCTTGCAGCACAACAACGTGCACAGTTTATGGGTCAAGAGTTTGATCAATCATTTCAAGCTCGTGTTCAGAACTCAGCTCGTATTGGTGACATCGCTAATATGAACTTTACTGCAGAGCAGAATATAGCTCTTGAGAACTCTCGTGCAGTAAATACTATGAACCTTGCTAACCTAAGTAATCGTCAAGCTATGGTTATGGCAGAAGCTAGTTCTTTAGCTAACTTAGATATGGCTAACCTAAACAACAGACAACAAGCTGCAGTACAAAATGCTCAGAACTTTTTAGCTATGGATATGGCTAACCTAAATAATGAACAGCAAACTGCAATGTTTAAAGCTCAACAAAACATTCAGTCTTTGTTTACTGATCAAGCTGCTGAGAATGCTGCTGCACAATTTAATGCTGCTAACGAAAACCAGACCAGACAGTTCTTTTCGTCTTTGTCTGCACAGACCTCACAGTTTAATGCATCACAAACTAATTCTGTAAATCAGTTTAATACAAACTCTATAAATTCTATTCGTGAGTTTAACTCTAATCTACAGCAACAACGTGATACATTTAATGCTACGAATAGTTTAGTGGTAGCTCAAGCTAATGCTCAGTGGAGACAAAATATAGCTACACTTAACACTGCTGCACAAAACGAAAGTAATGCTTCTTTTGCAGCAACTATAAATGCTATGACTCAAACCAACTTAGATGCAGTATGGCAACGTGAACGTGACATAATGTCATTAGCATTTCAAACTGCAGAAAGTAATGCAAGCAATGCTACTCAAATTATAATGCAGCAGATGGCTGCTGATGCAACAATAACTGCAGCAGAGTTACAGGCTAAGATTGAAGCTACACAAAAAACTGGTGACTTTCTTTCAGAGGTCTTCTTAAAAATTATAGATATAGCGTAAAGGACTTAAGCATGTCGTTGTCACTACAGCAAGATAGAAAAAGAAAAAAGAAAAACGCTTTACTTAGTAAAGATACTGCAGCAATAGAAAGTCCTAGTTCCGCTTTAGGTTTAGGTACTTCAAGAAGTAGGGCAAGAGCTGATACTTTAAGTGTACCTAGTGCACAGGGTGAAATAAACAAAGTAAAAAGAACTTTTCAAGAAAGTACTGCTAATCAAGTTGCTTCTTGGGAACAAGGTTGGGACACAATACTCAATGAAGTATTTGAAGAAGATGCACCTGAACTAGCAAAGGCTAAGAAAAATCTTGCTGTGTCTGATACATCTAAAACTATGACTAAAGATGCTAACAAAGAAGATGTTGGTAAAAGGCTTATGGGAGATGTATCAGAGGTCTTTGGCTTAACAGATTTTCAAGCTGCAGGTATAGTAGGTAACTTTGATCATGAAACAGGCGGGTTTAATTACTTGCAAGAAATAAAACCTGTAGTTCCTGGCTCTAAAGGTGGTAGAGGTTTTGCAATGTGGACTGGACCAAGGAGAAAAGCATTTGAATCTTGGTCAAAAGAAAATAATTTAAATCCAGATTCTTACGAAGCATCTTTTGGTTTTTTTGTACACGAAGTCCAAAACACTTCTGAAGGAAGGTTTATGAAAAAGTTACAAGAAACTGAAACTGCAGAAGAAGCAGCTCGTATATTTTCACAGGGGTATTTAAGACCAGGGAAACCTATGATGGAAAGAAGAGTGTCTAAAGCTAACTACTACGCAGGAGAAGAGTAATGATACAGTCACTTCAAGGAGCAATTCCTGGACAGTCTTTAACTGACGAGCCTAAAAACTTTCCTTGGGAAAGACCTCCACAAATAACAGATCCTGATGAGGCTATCCGTTATCATATAGATCGCATCTCTGACGAAGAGGTTATTGATAATGTTTTCTTTGCTCTGGACTTTGGCGTACCTGCTAAAAACTTAAGTGATTCTATTATGACTGGTGCAGTAGCAAAAGGTATTCATACTATTGACATCAGTCTTATTGCAGAGCCTGTAGTAAGAAAATTTATCATGAAGGCTGCTGATAAAGCTGGAGTAAAGTATCAAGAAACTTTTGAAGAACCTAAGGTAGATCCAATGGAACGTGCAGCTATGCTTGTTGCTGCCAACAAAGCTACCCCACAAGATCAACAGGATAAAGGCTACGCACTCTTAAAAGAGTCTGAAGAAGCTGTTACGGCGGAGGCTATGCCTCAAGAAAAATCACCAGTTGAAGAAGAAGTAAAACCAAAAGGTTTAATGGCGAGGTAAGATATGTTAGGTGCAGTTTTAGGTGGATCATTCTTAGGCGGTTTAGCCGATAGGATGAAAGAAAACAGAGAATATACTAAGTCTAAATCAGATGCTATGCAAGAGTACTTGTGGAAGTCTGGACTTAAAAGGCAGCAAGAAGTTCAAGAGTCTCGCACAAAACTTGAAGCTGCTTATGACTACCTAGATTCAAAAGGTCTGGATAAAGAGTCTTCTCTTGGGATACTGTCTGAAAATCCAAAAGAACTTTTAAGGATAGCTGCAGCTGCACAAGCTGCTGAGTTAGAGGGTAGACTGAACGAAACAATCCTTAATGATGCTGTAATTCAAGCCGCTAATTATGCTGCACCTAGTGATGTATCTGCTGCAGATCTAATTAAACAAGCTACACCGGACTTTGTTACCGGTGCAAAGATTAAGAAGCCCGAACAACAAGAGTCTACAATACTTGGTAAGATCTTTAGTCCAAAAGACTTAGAAGATGTTATGTATGACGTATACTCTTCTAATATTATGGGTGTTACAGGTGCAGATATTGAAGCTAGTGTTTCTGCTCCTACAATTAAAGGTCGTAAGGAAGGTCCACTAGGAGTTACAACTGACCTTGGAGTATTAGCAGAACAAGAAGACTATACAGTTCAACAAATAAACGAGATGGAAAAAACTGTACAGGGTAGATATGACGAAAGTTTTGCTGAGATACAAACTCAGACACTTAATATTTTGGGTGATTATGATAATACAATACCTGATAGTCAACAAGTAAGTGAGAATTTAACCCTTGGTCAGGTTAGAGAAAAACAAAAAGAAATTAAAAAGATAGAAGATCTTTTAGCTGACGATAAAAATTACGAAGCTTATAAAGCTATGATGAAACTAGACCCTAGCATAGCATTAAGCTTTATTGCTAGGGGAGGACTAGCAGCCGCTGTATTTACAAACGATTTAGGTTTTGGTCTTGATCAAACTTATTTAGACACTCTTTCGGAGATTTAATAGTGACCAGCTACGCAGATAAACTAAGGGCTATTTCGACTCCAACTGAGTTGGATGATGAAGTTATAGAAGATACGCAACCTGTACCTGAAGGATTTGAACCTACAAAAACAGAGGGTAAAGGTCTTGTAGAAACCTTATCTGTTGATGATAACTTTGAAGTTATTGAACGGTACATGTCCCAGAGACATGGTATGGATACCTCTGAGAATGATAAAGAAGACATTATTAATGACTATGTAAATCATATGCGTGGCTTTAATTCTGGTCAGTCGTTAATAACCTTAAGTGAGCTTACCTTTTTAAACACTGGTGATGATGCTAAGTTAGCTAACAAACGTAAAGCTGCACAAGATGCTTACAAATTGTTTGACTCTTTAAGTGGTGCCTTTAGCAAAGACAGAACCACTGGAGAAAAAGCTGATGCTGTATACGACTACGCTAGAGCACTTATTGTAGACCCAATTAATATAGTATCTCTTGGTGCGGGTAAGCTCTTTAGTATAGGTGCCAGTAAAACTGCTGTACAGGGAGCTAAAGAATTAGCCTTTAGGGTTGGTAGACAGGCAGCAACAAAAGAGTTAAAAAGAACTGGCAGTAAAAAAGCTGCAGCTAAAGTTCAAACTGAAGTTACTCAAAGAGCTTATCAAGAGGCACTAAAAAAGTCTAAGACTAAAGCTATATTAGATAAAGCGGATAGAAAATCTATCTATGGTTCTCTTGGTTTTGATATGGTCTCTGCTGGTGCACTCGATGTAGCACAACAAAAAGCAGAAGTTATATCTGGATTTAAAGAGGAGATAGACCCCTTTCAAGCTGGTATATCTACAGCTACTGGTGCATTGGGTGGAGCAACACAACTTGGTTTAGTGTATCTTAAGAACAAGAAGGCCATACCTCTAGCTTCAATACAACTACATAGAGCTGGTCAAGTTAAAAAGTTTGAGGGATTACAAAAACTATCTTCTGAACAGTTAGCTCAAGAACTTTTTGAACTAAAAGAAAGAACAACTACTTGGGCTAGGATGGTTAAGGAAGGTAAAAAACTTACTAAGGTTTCTGACAACCCTAAGACTTCTGTAGATTACGACACCGAGTTTGCCTTGAAGTTTTTTATTGGTAGTGAAGAAGAGGGTTGGGATGGTGTAGCCTCTGTACTAAGTAAGGCTGGCTATAAAAAACCAGAGGACATGCAGGTTTCTTTATATATTAAAGAAGCACTTGAAGATATGCCATCACAAAATAAAAAACTTGTAGAAGAAGCTTATGAGATACTTCGTGATTCTTCAGATCAACTTAAGGATTTTTCTTTTGAAGACTTTTTAAATATCGGTGCAAAGACAGCAAGTGAGGCAGGTCAACGATTAAACGTAGAGTCTCAGATAGCTAAACGTCTTCAGGCTATGGGGCTTGACCCTAAAAAAACACCTGCAGAAAAAGCAGCTAAGGCAACTTTAGATCCTTTAGAAAAAGGAATAAAGAAAACTTTTGGTGAACGTTTAGTAAACGTACAGGAAAATTTAGTAAGAGCTATTGTTACTCATCCTGGAACCACAGGCCTAAACGCTATTGGTTGGAAAGCTGCAACAATAAATCAAAGTGCATCTGATATGATTCGTGCTGCTCTGTATGGTGGTGGTTCTGTGTTTAATACCCTAAAGGGTGATAGTGTAAATGCACTTAAATACAAAAATTTAGCTACTCAAATGATGAGCCTTCAAAGACAGAAGGTACGTAATATGGTTGATGCTTACGGAACTTATGAATCTGTTATGGACTATCTTGCTATTCGTCCAGGTGCACAGCAAGAGTTGTTTAGATATATTAATGGTGGAGTAGAACTCAAAGGTATTTTAGATGAGTTTAAACTCAACCCAAAAGAGATTCCAAACAAAAGTAATTATCAAAAATTTAGTAACTTTTTTGAGACAGCTTACGGTGTTAAAGCTCAAGACTTTTTGACAAAAACGCAAGAGTTTCAATACTCTTTGGATAGAGAAATTAGACTTAAGTATAACAAAACCTATCATGAGTTTATGGATGATCCAAATCTTGTCGGTTTGTTATCTGAGCCAGGATCAGAGGCATTCAAAGAGTTTGCTGAACTTGAAGCTAGAGCTGTACAAAATGCACTAAGGAATACCTTCTCTAAAAAATTTGGTAGTCAAGACGATCTAGTAGGTCAAACTGCAAACATAATTGAAAACGTTAGGTCAGTGCCTGTGCTTGGTGCATTAGCTCCGTTTGGACAATTCTGGAATAATAGTGTTGCATTTATGTTAGATCACTCTGGCTTAAGTTTACTTAATAAATATACAATTAAAGCTGGTGGTAAAGATATTGTTACTAGGGATACAATGGATCTCAGTACTAAAACAGCTGTAGGTTGGGGAACTGTAGCGATAGCAACAGCATCTCAGATAGATAACTTAGAAGAAGGGCTTGCTTGGTATGAAGATAGAGATGAGTTTGGTGCTGTAAAAAGTTACCTCTACGACTATCCAAGAAATGTTCCAATGCTTGTAGGTCGTATGGGTGCTCATGCAATACGTGATGGGTCAGTACCACAAGATCTTCTTGTAGCTTTTGGAGATAACTTTGGTACTCGTGCTTTAACTGACGATATGGGAGAAGCTTTTGGTATAGTAGGTAAAGTTTTTTACCTTGCTGGTGAAGCTGAAGATACAGAATTTCTAGAAGTAGCTGGGACGTTTCTTGGAGAGTTAACTTCACAACACGTATCAGGTTTTACTAGAAGGTTTGACCCAATCAACCAAGCTGTTGCTATGGCTAGGGGAGAGGATTATAAAGTAGTTGATAAGAAAGAGGGTAATAAAGTTGTCAATGATTCCCTTAGATACATGGATCAGATCTTTGAGGTATTAGCTGATGCTTCTGTTGATCCAGATAAGATGAAGAGTCGTGTCGGTATGGCTACGACAGAGAAGGAACAAGCTCTTACAAGAGAACCTGGTCAAGTCCCTATTGGCAGACTTTCTGGTTACAGGGAAGTGCTGCCTTCAACCACTATTCAAAAACTGTATAATGATGTTGGTAAACCTCAGTGGCAAACTGAGATAAGGAGTAAGTCTCCCGAAGCAGTTAATGTTTTTAATAGGTATGTCCGTCCACGTTTGGAAATCTATGCAGATTCTGTAGTCGATAGTGGTCAGTGGGACAGTCTATCCTTAAGGGAGAAACGTAACACTCTTACAGACATATTGTCCATAGCTAAGAAGGATTCTTTAGAAGCCTTAGATAGGTCTATTGATCCAGAAGAAAAAAAGACCAAGCTTATCTTTAACGTAAAGAATAAAGGTAAGAAAGCAGACCTACGAAGAGCCTTAGATTATTTTAAAATAAATGAAAAAGATATGTGGACACTAGATGTAAATCAACTAATGTTACTAGAAGACCTAGTAGAAAACTTCGCTGATAACGAAGAGAAATTAAAAAAAGATCTTGGATTAGAATAAACTTAAGGGGGCCACTTAGAGCCCCCTTTTGTTATTCATCATCATCCTCTAACATGAAGTCAGCCCAATCATATGACTCACGCTTTATATCTCCTTTGTGAACATGCCCTGGAGATCTTGATAACAACGCAGCCATCGCTTGACCAGCTAAGTACCTACGAGAAGTAAGTGCTTTGTTTTTAAGCGGTGGCTTTATCTTTTTCTGCCTGTAACTTTTGGCCTCTTCTTCAAGACTCTTTTTGTTTTTGTTCATTAAGCTTAACCCTTTCAAGGTTACGGAAGTAGGCTTTGTTAAAGCCCATCTCCCACTCCCTGCCCTGCTTGGTATTTGGTCTGTGAGGATTGCCTAAGTTGCCTTCCCTAAAGTCCTTTATACCCTCTTCGTATGGCCTCATTTGTGTTTTTCCTCCATTGCCTCTAACATTTTGTTTAGATACCATTCTGCTTTCTCCATATCCTGAACAGGGTTACCCTTGTACATGTACCTGTGTTGATACTTGATCATATTACCGTGGCAGTAACCAATGAACTGGTCAAGGGTTAGTACCTGTTTAATATAATCAATGCACTCTATACCACCACTTAACTTGTAATGTGCTGGGCTGTTTACTGGGTCGTATTTCATTTAAACCTCTTTTGGAACTTCAAAACAATAGTATTTTACATCAGAGTTGGGTGAAGGTCTAGTGTCCATAAGTCTTTTTTTAAGTGGAGCTGCAAACTCATGACAAGCAACCTGACTTGGAAAGAACGTATGATGACCTTGGATCTTATACCTATCTTCAAAGAACATTATGAGCACTAGAACATACATTAGAACAACCCTGAAATTGTTTCTAATGCCACTGGAATAACAAGGTCTGCTACAATCACAGCACCTGCTAAGAACGTCATTACTTCAAACATATCTATCTCCTTATGTTATGTCTACCATCTCACAGACATCACCTGTACAGGCCATTGTCTGCATTGAGACTGTGTTATCTTCCTTCTCGTAGTTAGCCAGCTCACTCCAAGCAATAGCAGATGGCATAGCAGAAAGCAAGTCTTTATATTGATCCTTATCTACTTCTTGATAAGGTGCTTGTTGATAAGTGTGCTCGTTGTAAGGCAAGAAGGATACGCCCGACATCTCGTCAAAGTATTTGTACACAAAGGCACCTACTTCAAACCACTCATCCTTACGTACATTGATTGTTACTGAGGGTTTATGCTCACACCAATGTCGTTGATACATCAGCCAAGTCTCAAGTTGTTCAATGGCTGTCATATCTTCAGTAACCACTGCTTTAGTCGGAGACTTCACAGGGAAACTAAATACTGTTGTTTGATCTGGCTTCATGACACAAGGCTCATTAGGAATACCTTGATCAGACATGAACTGTGTTAGGGGATCTTTATTATCACCACGCACAGTACGGATATAATAGGGACTATGGCGAGCATGTATGCCACTGGCACTATCCACCAATTGCGATACCGTGCCCGAAGGCTTGACGCATGTAATTGCAGCAGCAACAGGTATACCAAGACGGTCAGCCCATTCAGCATTAGTAGAAACACAAACCCCACGAAGATGTTCAAGAGTCTTCTCCAAGCCTTTATTCTTAATAGTCATTAAAGAGTTGTCCATTATCCCTGTAAGTGACACACCCAGCAGACGCTCTTCTTCTGTGTTCTTGTTCCACACCTTACGCAAGTATGGAAACTTGGTGTAGGTGGATTGTATGGTTCCCAGAATCGTAGCCAGTCTAACTTTACGCTCAAGATCTTCCATGCTGTCTGTCGCACGTACCACAACTTCAGTGAGATTGCAAAACTGATTCGGTCTAAGTATGATCTCACTACACGGGTTAGTCCCGAACTCATAGTTAGGATCACGCCGACCATTCTTTTCAGCTTGCTTCTTACTTGCTTGACGATTGAATACACCACGCTCTCCACTTCCTGACTCTACCAGTGCAGTCCACTCACGCATGAAGGATACAGCATCTGGTTTCTCTGTATAGCTCACAGAGTTATTAGCTAAGGCACGTTGTGGGTCATTCTCCCACCATGCACCTGACTTAGCATGACGCATACGATCATCTGACAAGTTAGATAAACTAATCATGGCTGACCTACGTACACCACCTACGACAACTACCTCACCAATCTTACACATGATGTCGTGACACTCAATGCTAGATAGCTTACGTCCTTGTGCATTCTTGAAGGTAGTGATAACAAAGTTGAACAACTCAACAAGAGGTGCTGGACCTGATGCTCGACCACCAAAGGTCTTAAGCTTTGCACCTGCAGGACGTACCAAACCAATATCCCATTGAGGGATTTCACCAGCCCAGAGGAGAGCAAGAACTTGACGAAGAGCTTTAGCCCAACCTTCCTTACTGTCTTTGACAACGATAGTGGTCTCACTGTAGAACAGCTCAGGGATCTCAGGCAACTTACTGACAAACTGCCGCTCGACACTGAAGCCGACACCAGTACCACACAAGAGGATAAACATAGCCTCATCGAAGGACTTAGGGTCATCTACGGGTAGGTAGCTACAGTTGTACATACAGGTGTTGTCACGAGTAGCAGCTGGACCTGCAGTCATCATGGCTCGCATAGAGGGCATAACCTCTAAGCTAAGAATAGCTTGTTCAAGGTCATGTGCAACATTAAAATTGTCTTCGTTGCTGCCACTGTCTACTGCAGGCTCAACTACATTATTCATGTAGCGATTTACCGTTTCATCCCAGGCTTCTCTTCGTCCTTCATCCTCAAGCCATCGTGCATACCGTGAAGTATGAATGAAGGATTGATAGTCTGTTGGTAGGTAATTATTCATCTATTATCTCCGCTTCCCTTTAGTACACCACGTTGCTCTCTGTCATCTAACTTTGCCATGTTCATCTCCATAACCTTACGTAGGTTACCCCCGAAGATGTTTGCCAAAGCTACCGTGTAGAACAACACATCACCTAACTCTTTCAGTATATCTTCATCCTTGAATCTATTCTTATCACGAAAGAGCTTCTTTACTTTCTCAGATACCTCACCCGCTTCACCAGAGAGTCCAAGAGTATTTTCTATTAGACGATCACGTCCCTTAGTTAATATCTTGTCCTCTACAAACTGGCTATAGAAACGGACAGGATCTTCGCTGTAGTCTGGACTATTCTGAAACATATCAAAGTAGCCAAACGCCTCTAGATCACTGCGATTGATCATCCTTATCACCTTCCAATGACTGTTTCAATTCATTTGTTTTCATCTGTTGAACAGCACTGACACACTGACTGATGTGACTTAGTAGTGCTGAAGCATTGGAGCCTACATTCAAGATGTTTATAATCTCTTTCTGATCATCATTCATGTCATCAATTTCATACTCTTTATCATCGAGAGTTAGTTTAGTCATACTTGTTTACCTCACATTGGGTTACGGTTACATCATCTATGTCGTACAGAGCATCTTCTATTTTCTCTTTTAGTACTCCACAATTATCCCCAGAAATCTCCAGGAAATTAGCATCTTTATCTACGAGTATTGCTAGGTGGACTTCGTAGTTCATTTGGAAACCCCTAGTTATACAGATTCTTGACTGTCGGTCAAGCTATTTAATGTTACTAGCTCAGCTTCTTTGTAGGGTATGTGAAAGAACTTCTCACCCTTCATGATGTATCTACCCTTAGCTTCACGGATAGTATCATCAGTCATCTGAGATCCTCGTATCTTCCAGCAAGCAGTCAAGTCATTATTGAACACAAAGAAGTTTACGTTATGCTCATACTTATTAAGCAGCCGTGTCTTACGTTCTGGGATTCTAATCTCAGTCCAATCCTCAGGCCAGTCTTCCTTCCAACCTCGCTTAACTTCTGCTTCACTGTAGTAGGTGATACCCTTTCGGGTTGACTCTACATCAGCGTAGAAGTTCTCCTTTACAGAAGAGATCTCATGACCCTGATGCTGTAGTATTTCAATCAGCTTCACTTTAGCAGGGTTGTCAAAGCGATCATATAAGTGTGGTTCAAAAGGCTTTCTAACGGCCATGTCTATTCTCCTAGTGTTCTTCGTCTATTTCAAGCGGTTCGATACTGGTTCTAAAATGTTTCTGCCATTCTTGTATCTGCGCAAGGTCTTCAAACCAAAAGTTTACTTCTTCCATTTCACCATCTATCTCTGTTTTACAGACGACAAAATAGTTACAACCTTCTGGGAAGTCTTCATCATCAGGCGCTTCGTCTACTGATATTGGCCCTACTGATATATCCCATATTTTTACTGTCATGTTTTCCAATTCCTTAATAGCTCTACATAATGATCAAGACCAACCATTACTACCCACGGTTTTCTGTCTGATCTAAAGAACACTACAGGCTCGTGCTTTGAATGTCTAGAGGCTTGTTCCATAAAACGATAAACAGTTTTAAGTTCTGCCTTCCGCCTCTTTACTTCAACAGATAGAGGTAACTTCTTTCTAGCTGCAGGAGATAGCTGGATGTCAGCCCCTGATTCTCCCATCGTAGTAGACTTAATATCATCTGGCTCGAACTCAGGGAAGGCTTCAAGTAGCCTATCCCTAATCTCTTGCTGACCTAAGCGGCCCTTCTGCTTAGCCTGTCTAGTCATCTACTGTCTCCGCAACCCTTGGTTCTTTCTCAACATGAACAAGGAACTCTGGGCCATAGCTGTAAACAAACTTACGCATGTTAGGCCAGCATAGCTTCTTGTATTCACAGTAGCTGCAGCCCATAGACAGCTTCATGTTAGGGCTAGTCTTTGACTGAGGTACTGGCTTGACACGATCCTCAGGTATCTCACCCTTGACCATAGCCACAGCCTCTTTCATCTCTGCTTCTTTTGTTTTTAGTTCTTCAGTGAAATCATAAACATCCAAACAAATATGTCCATTCTGCTTATCAATAGCAAGAAAAGCACCATGAGTCTTGTCAGTAACAAGTGGGTCATCCTTACCTGCATAAACATAAGAACTAAGCTGAGATATATAACCAAACGGGTCATCATCACGTAGGTTCCCCTCTTTGAACTTCTTGAATGCATAGGAGCTACAAGACTTTACATCAACAGTCATACCGTCAATGACTGCATCCCTATGTCCCTTTATGCCATGAACATCTAGCCTGTCCTGTGACCCCTTGAGATCATGTCCAGCAGCTACCGTCATGCTTAGGATAAGCTCTTCGATCATGTCGCCATAGAAGAACTTGAGTAAGGTGTTGGACTCTAGCTGCTCACCTTCACCAGCTTTATTAACTTTATACCATAGCTTACGCTTACAAGGAGTTCCAATAGAAGATAAAGATAGATAACCCCGTGGCTCCTGTGGTTTAGAAAACCTTTTGTTGGCAGTGTCAGCAACAGCATTACCCATCTGGGTGCTAATGCTTTCTGTCCATCCGCCTTGGCCTTGTATCACTTGGTACAGATCGTCTACCAATGTCTGTATATTTTTCATAGTCACTCCTTAAGTTGGGGGTGGAAGGGAAAGGAAAGGAAACCAACCACCCCCTAAGTTACATCCTTAGAATAGCACTGAGTCTTCAGTAGCTGCTTCTACAGGCTTCTCTAAGGCAGGGGAAGTACCGCCATCGTCCTGTGGTGGGATGTATTCTACATGATCAAGGACAATAACCTTGTCAAGTCGTGTACCTACAATACTCTTCATTCGTGTATCGTAGACTGAGAGTAGTACCTCAACGGTAGAACCGTTACCAATAGTACCATCTGTATCGTAGTCCCAAAGTGTACCGTCTTCTTTAGCAACTACGGGTGCACCACTGTCCCAATCACGGCCAGTGTTATACTTACGCACAAGGCGTACCTTCTTACCCCGTCCCTCTGGGTCAGGTGTACCTCGCTTCATTGAACCTGTGGCTGTCAACTTAGCCATGTTCTCGTCATCCAAGATAACATCAATAGTGCAAGCACCATCGCAGTCTTGATAAGCTCCATCAAAGCCTAGCAAGTCACGGTTCTGTGGGAATACTTTTGCCCACTCTGCAGTACCAGTTAGTTTTACTTTACGTGTAGCCATGTGGCCCTCCATATGTTTAGTGTACGTCACTATATCGTTGACCGTATTGTATGTCTATACCCAAGTCAACATTTAATTTAAGTTCTTTGTTAAGTTTTTCAATAGCCCAAGTCAAAGTATTACTATGAACATCTTGATCTCCTTCTTTCACCAGATTGATTGATTCGTCATGGAACTGCCCGATGATATTGCCTCTACGTGTACGGTAGTAAGCAACCCACTTGTCAAAGCAGTAAGCACCAGTTGATTGGTTGAGTGTAGAAAACACATCCTTCTCGTAGCGTAGACTGTGCCAGAACTTACTGACAGGGTTCTGTACCCACATCTCACCATTGATCTTACGCACATGCTGAGACTTAGCAAACTCTTTGACTGACCAGTTACGATTCCAGTAAGCCTCAAGCAATGCCTGACACTCATGGGCAGGTAAGCCAGTAGTTCGTGATAGTTTAGCAGCACCAACACCATAGGTAGCAGAGTAGTTGACTACCTTGTAGTTCTTACGCAAGGCTTTAAGCTCAGGCTTAGTACCCTGATTGTAAGCGTCGATGTCATCCTGTGATACAGCACCTGCATGTTTAGCCAAGTCGAGGTGTGGGTCAAACCCATCCTGCGACATCTCAAACACATAAGCTGGATCGTAAGGGTGCATGTAATGACGCTTGCATGTATCCTCAAGGGAGGTCATGTCAGCACCACACAGTACGTAACCCTCAGGTGCAGTGAGGCACCCACGGATCTCCTTACCCCAGGGTCTGTCTACCCCAGGCAAGTTGACAAGAGGTTTCTTGTGCTTGAAGCGTAGTGTATTAGTGAGGCCATCAATCTCTGCCTTCACATAACCGTCACGCTCACACTCAACAAAACCTTTGAAGATACTTAGTCTGTGTTGGATTACAGTAAGACCCTCAAGAACTTTGACTGACGGGTTGTCATCTACAAGTAGACTAACTGAGTCAGTAAGCTCACCATCCTTACGCACTTGAGGTATGGTTCTTTCACTACCATCATCCTCTTTGACGTACTTGAATGTGCAAGGCACCCAACCCAAAGAATACAACCAGTCTTTTACCTGAGTGCTAGAGTTAGGATTAGGCTCATCGTAACCCTTGAGAACAATCACACCATCGTCATGATGACTAGGCAAATTATTTTCACTAAGTAGGGCAAACCACTTTTCACCGTGAGCAGATGGAGAACCATCTTGCTTGAAGCAGTTCTTAGGCTTACGCTTTACCTGAGTCTTAGCAACTCTTGGCATCACAGTCTTAAGCTCTGCAACCTTGTCGATCTGCTGTTGAGTCAGGTCAGCAACACACTTGGTAGCCAAGTCTAGATCAAGCTTCCAACCAACAGACTCAGCTGTAGCTGCACACCTCATCTTGAACTCAAGGTAGCGGAAGAACTTATCCAACAGCACCTTGTCCTTCTGATAGATGATCATGAATCGCTTGAGCAAGTCTTGCCAAAGCAACCAGTTGATCTTGACATCTTCGGTACAACGGTGGGCATACTCTTCTTGAGTGAGATTAACCCAGTCATTGATCTCAGGTTTAGGTACACCAAAGTCTTCACCAAAAGATTCCAAGCCATGCTTAGGTCTGTTGTAGTTGATAACCCAAGACATAGGTAGAGTGTCAAACAATCTAGCCTCAAGCTTGATACCCAATAGCTTCTCAAGTAACGGTGCATCATACCGCACAATGTTGTGACCAATCAAACCACGCTGACTCATGATTAAGTCACGCATGTCGTTATAGTCAAACAAGGTGTCGTAATTAACCCCATCAGATGTGTAAGATAAGCAATGTATTTTAGTAGCATCATCCAAGAGGTTGTCAGCTTCTACGTCAAATACAATCATGCTGCTAGGTCACTCCTTACAAATGGTGTTTCTTCACTAAGTATCGTAGTCTCTGGGTCATAGTAGACTGAACCAGCATTGCCCAACTTAGCAAACGGTCTGTTCTTGTCAACAACAAAGTTGGTGGTGTTCTGTAGAACCTCATCGTCTGTCTCAACATCACGCTCGATCTTAATACAGATGATTGCTTCTTCTTCAAGTGAAGCAGCGTACTTTGTTCTACCATCGTCATTGACCTGTGATATAAAGATCACACCGATGTTCAACTCCTTGGCTAACTGTGCTGCACGAGAACCTAGTGTAGTCAGTGTGCTGGTAGCACCATCAACACCAGAGCTAGACAGATAGGCTAGACGCTGAACGTGGTCAATAAAGATAAAGCCAGCACCATACACCGTAGCTGCAAGACGTATGTAGTCAAGCAACTTGAGTGGGTCATCGTGTGACATCATCTCAAAGATAATAGTACGCTCACCCTGAGTCATCTCCTTGGCTGCTTGAATCACAGCTGCCTCAGAGACACCATTCTCTCTGGCATCATCCTTGGTTCTGACATTGACACCTAGCTGATAGGTAGCCATTGAACGGTAGGTGGTAGACTTCATCTCTTCCATGTGAAGCAAAGCCACACGGCTATCTTCATCACGTAGTAGACCAGTCTCAAAGTACCTGATCACCTCAGTCTTACCAGTACCCCTTGGGGCTTTGATAAAGGTGATACCACCCTTGACCATCCCACGGATCTTATCATCAAGACCAGTGTGACCTGTGGGAATATACTCGTAGGGATTCTCATGCAGGATTGCATCTTCTACATCTTGATCAGAGCAGAAGAAGTTCTCAGGTGAATACCGTTGAGGTTTCTTTGCAGACCACATCAAGTCCTGACCATCACCTGCTTGCAAGAAGTCATTGGCATCCTTGTGCTTGGTCATAGGCACATACCAGAACTTCTCAGGGAAGGCTTGGTACAACTTGTCAGCAGCAGTACGTCCAGCTGCATCAAGCTCACCTGCATAGATGATCTCTCTGAATGACGACAGATAAGCGTGATTGTGCTTAATGAACTTCTCGCCAATAGATGCAGAGGGTAGTGACTTCACAGGGAATGTCTTGCCAAGGATCTGATACAGACTGGCCGCATCAAACTCACCCTCAGTCAAGTAGATCCGCTGGCTTGTGCCGGCGTTGAAGTCAGGGCCGAACAGGTGGTTCATACCCAGCCCACGATCCTTGACCCAAGACTTAGACTTGTCACTGTGCAGCCTGTACTTGACTGTGTGTGGGTACTTGTACGCATAACGTACAGGTGTGCCACCTTCACCAGTCTGTAACTGGATGCCGTACAACTCACAGACATCAGCATCAATACCCCTGATGTTCTGATAGGTCATACCCGTCACAGGTATATCCATAGGTTTTCTCCTTTCTGGTAAAGCATACTCAGTCTTTACCCAATCAAATGTTTCTGACATATCTCTAGATGGATATGAGTTACCACAAGAATGACAGTGACCGTAGCCATCATCATTCCAATTGAATGCATCGCTTGACCCACAATCTGTGTAGGGACAAGCTAAGTGTGGATTATCTGACATCTATCTTTCCTTTGCTCTTTCACGCTCCTCTTTTGTCATAGGTCGGATGTAATGTAAATAGTTAATTACACGCCCCGTGTTCCACCTTGCAGCCTCTTCCTCTGCTCTCTCCTTGGTCTCAAAGACTCTCACCTTCGTGTCATAAGTCCAAGGGTTTTCTTTTCGTACTAGGGTGTACTCACCCTTCTCAACTTCAATCTCCACTGCGTACATCTTCACTCCTTTCTGATTCTAAGCCAGCTTTGACTAAGGTTACAAACCCCACGTTAAAGATAGCCATAAAAGTTTTTGGATCGCACTCTACTTGTAGTGTAGCACTGCCATCCTCGTGATCTTCTATACTTATTATTTTAACCTCATCACTCATCACTCACTCCTATACATGGTAGCAGGATAGATAGCTTGCAATACTTTGGGTAGTCATCGTATGTCATAGCTATCAGTACGGGTGGCGCAGCTATCAGTAAAGCTACAATAGCTGACGCCTTGATTGCACCGTTGATATTACCTGCCATCTTTATATCCTGGTAGGTAGGGATCATAGAGGCGCTTGGCATCACGCCAACCTATCTTCAGGCCAAGCATCATGCCAATTATACCAGATAGAATTGCAATTCCAACTACTTCAACCATCATCTTTCTCCTTTGTTAAAGCTTCCCATGACACAGGGAATAGTTTCTCCATCTCCTCAGAGATAGCGTCAGCCACAAACCTTGTCTCAGCTTGTGTGTCAGGCTTGCAGCGTAGGTTACACATGTCTGCAAATGCATCTAAGCTACCTGACCAGTACCACTCAGTCATCATAGACTGTGGCAGTACCATACGTGCTTGTTCTGGGCATACACCTACATCAATCATCTGTTGATACA